ACGATGCCAGTGCGTTGAGGACTTCGTAGACGCTGCCGGGGTTCTGAAGGTAGACGTTGCAGGTAAAGCGTGGTTCGTATCCGCCTTCGCCGTCAGGAACTTGCTCGTCGCAGTATTGGCTGACGGTGTACAGATACCAAGGGTCGATTGCGATGGTCGGCATGTACCGAGCGCATCCGAACCGTGGGTTGAGAACAATGTCGCGGAAGATCCACGCAGGGTTGTCAGTCCAAGCGGTGGTGAAGGTGCCGTCCCAAATACCGCTGTAGGTGCGGGCTACGGGGTCATAGTTAGTAGGTATTTGTACCCGCTTACCACGGACGCGGACGGACAGATCGGGAATGCTGTTGAACTGGCGGGCGTCAACTTTCAGCGCCACCAGTGCGGTGTTGGGGTAGGCAAATTTTTCGTCGATAATTTCGGCAAAGCTTTGCCAAGTAATCCCGTTCTGCAGATAGGCGCTGCTGCTATCGGGTGTGATGCGGGTGACGCGGACGCTCCACGGTCCGGTGCCGCTTAGGTCGAATTCGTAAGCACGCTGGAACTGGCTGCTGGATTTGCCGCTGACTTCAGGCTCGGTAATGGTGGTGTACGGTCCACCATTGGCGGAAACTGCGATTCGGTATTTGACACTGGTGGCGCGGATGTCGCCGTTATCAACGTTGGTGGATTGCAGCGCCGTGTGCGTGATGATGACGCGGCAACGCTCGGTATCAAGGTCGGTGATCGTGCGGGTGATCGGACCAGATGCAACCGTGACCGCCGTGTTTACGCCAACAGTGTTTTCAACAGTGCTGAACCCCAGCATCGGGGTTTGAGTTTCGTCTGTGCCAGTGCGGCTGTCGATTGTGTATCCCGAAAAATTCTTGCTGCCGTCAGGGTTTTGGATTGGCGTGGAGTCAAGGAAAATATCCTCCTCGGCACTATTTGGGAAACCTTCGATTTCACCCTCGCTGACTGCATAAACAGTCTTGGCAAAGGCAACCGAAAACAGGTTGTTGGCTTCCTCAACAGGCTGCCGCGTTGGTGCAACAATCGTTTGCTGGACGACCGTGGGTTGAGGCGAAGACGCGCCACCGCCAGCACCACTGATCTCAGGCAGGTTGTTGAGGTCTTCCATCAGAGGTAGTTCTGCAGCTCAAGGCCGAACGACAGCACCGGCAAACTTCCGATGATGCGCTCACCGTAAAGGACAGGAACAACCTCGCCTTGCTTGGTATTGGCGTTGGATTTATCGAACGTAAAAGACTTCAGTTGGTCTGATTCGCTGCGGCCTGTTGTTGCACCCCCGCCCATGGAGGTGACTGTCGGCATCGTTGGAGTTGGCGTCAGAAGCTGGGCTACACCACCAAACAACAGCAAGCCACCGAACAAACCGATCTTGGTCATGGTGGCACCACCAATGGCCGCGCCGACACCAGGCAGCAATAGCGAGAACGCAATCAAGGCAACGCCAGCAATGATCGCGCCAACTCCGCCTCCGCCTCCGCCTCGACCCGTGGGTATAGGCGCCAGCACTAGCCGTTTGCTCATCGGCCACATCAACTGCTCCTCCGTCAGACCTTCGGCGTGATCAGTCACCACACGCCAAGCGATGCCGTTTTCTCCGCTATCAACCATGTATTGACGCAGGCCAGGGATCTGTACGCATAACGCCCGTACGGCTTCGGCAGGAGTCTTAACCGCAAGCTGGAAGCGGCGTCCAAACCGCCGCCCGGCCTCGCCCAGCAATCTGATTGTGACCATCAACCGAGCCTCCGCACCACCATGTAGGTATTCTCGCGGAAGTATCCGCTATATGCCGTTAATCCAGACAACCTGCCAACAAGATGCTGGTACAGCAGGTTGGCGCTGGGATCCTCCACGACCGCGACGTGGTTGCAGCAATTCTGATTCCTGATGCGAAACAGGATTACATCGCCGCGCTCCAGCGGCACAGTGACCGGAAGGCGGACAAAACCCTCGGCGGCGAAATTGTCCTCAAAGTGCGTGAAGCCACGGGTTGACCATTCGCCTTCGTACTGGCGCTCGTAATCGCCCATCTCCACGCCCATCTGCTGCCAGTACCAATCCCGCACAGCGGAGTAGCAGTCGTAGACGCCGTAGTTCCAAGGGCGCTCCAGCAGACCGGCTGACTGTTGAGGGTCAAGCCAGAACGCCTCGCTGCCGCCGCAATTCCAAACGGCATACGGCAGATTGAGTTGTTTGCAGGCTTTACGGTCAGCCTCGCTGAACCCGTTGTAATTGATATGGCTGTGCCAGCAGGCAATGGCGTCGTCGTAATACAGAGCCGTATCCTCGGCACTGATCGTGAACGTGTCGGGTTCGTTGTTGGTGTTGGCGCACTCCACCACAGATCCGTCTTGCAGGATGAAGCCGCAGGTCTCGCGTGGGTGGGCGGTTTCGGCGTACTGACGCATGGCGAGCCGTTGGGCAGCAGTCAGCGGATTTGACCAAGTAGTCAGTTCCATCAGCCTTGCGAGTCCACCAAGCCGGGGAAGCCACCGAACGGTAGGCGGCTACCGGAGCCGAAGCGCAATTTGCAGCTCTCCAGCCGTTTGCCGCACGCATCCTGCGCCAAAGTACCTACCACGTTGTCGTTGGCGTCCCAGTAGCTGGCGCCGTTGTAGTGGCAGCCGATGTTGTCGCGGTAGATCCACTGGCACTGCTCGCGCAGCAGGCGGCGACCGGGGAGGCTGCGGCCTTCAAGGTCAAACGGAACAGCCAGCTGGAAGGTCACAGCCAGCTTGTCCTCGCTTGCCTTCTGTTCAATCACCCATTCATCCGGTCCCCAGTAGGCGTCAGGATCAGCGCCAGGCTGGCCATCGAGGTAGGTGGTGAGCGTGCGGATGCGCTGCACCGTGGCACCAACCAAGTCGTCGTAGGTATTGGTCAGGCCAGTGATGGCGAGGCCGACGTTGGCAAATTTGATGCTTGGCCTTTCAAGCTGCCCATTGGTGCTCAGCTCAAAGCCAGTGGTCTGCATCGGCAACGCTGTGTAGGTGTTGCCGTCATAAACCACATCGGCGCCATTGACCTGAGACCAGTTGCAGAATCGGTAGATCGCCTGTTCAGTCGAGCCTGCTGGCAGCAATACGCTGATGTCGACGGTGAATAAATCGACAACCTCAGCAAGCTGCGTCTTAAAGGTTTGAGCGTTAGGAGGCGTCTGCGTCATACATAAACCTGCCGCATGGCAAAGTTGAGGACGTAATAACTGCAGCTAATGAAAGAAAACTCCCAGCCGTTTTCGATGATGTAGTCGCGTGCTGCCAATGTTAGCGATACATTCACGTCGACCAGATTTGAGATCGTGACCGAAGTGAGCCGACCCGTCGCGAGGTTGGCGGTGTAATTGGTTGGGCGTGTGTAACCAGTCAAAGTAACAGCTGACAGATTGGTGTAGCCAAGATCCAAGATGCCGCCCTCAAACTGGCCGACAAATGCCTTGGTCGCATTAGGTGGGGTCCATGTGAACGATTGCCCTTTCTTCCGGTACAAATAAGATTCGATCCCGTATGCCTGCTCCTGCGTCAACGGACCAGTGCTGCAGTTCCAGGTTTCTTGCTGAGCGTTTAGGCCGTCAGTCAGGATCTGAGAATAGCCATCACCAAACTGCATCCGCTGGGTGCGAACCGTTCGACGAACGGTAGTCTGCAAGGCCACCGGCATATCGTTGAGCGTAATGAACGCAGTCATCGCAGCATCCCTCCACTACGTTTCTCGTTGGCCAGTGTGACCAAGACCAAATTCTGCACCTGAGTGGCGACTTGCTTTTGTGCAAGTGGACTCAGGTTCTCACCCGTATTTTGCACGGTGATGTTGATCTCGCCAACCTTGACGCCACCGCCTGCAGCCTGCACACCGAGCCGGCCATCACGGCCGCGGCGCAACGGCATGATCGCCTCAGGTCCGGCCTCGCCCATCAGGCCAAATCGACCGCTGCCGCCATCGGCGAAAGTGAACATGGTGGCCTTGTTCACAATGCCGCCCTTGGCAAAACCAGTAGCGCCCGTACCAAACCCAATAGATGTATCCAGTTTGGGGATGCCAAACAGCCCTTTGGTTGGATTGATCAACGATTGGACGTATTGAAGCAAAGGCGCAATCACCAGCAGGCGGGTAATCATGCGAACAATTTCATCGACAATGGATCGCGCAAATTCTTGGAAGCTGAACGTGCCCGTTGTAGTCATGCTGACGATCGCATCCTCTAACCCCTTGAAACCGTTCTGAGCCAAATTGCTGAGGTTAGTGCCTAGCGTTCCCATGCTTTCAATGTAGGAATCAATGCCTGCACTGAAGTCTTGCATCACCGACGTTGTTTTCTCTACAGATACATAGAACAACTCTCCGCTCATGGCAGCCTCAAAGCCGGCACCCTTCAGCTCCTTGAATTTTTCGATGAGCGCATTGCTTTCTTGAACTTGTAGCTTCTGAAGATCGACCGATCTAGTCCGCTGGATGTTGGCCTGCTGTTCACCGCTCAGTGCCTCGCGCAATGCTTTGTCAGCATTGGCGATTACCACTCGGCGCTTTTCGGCATATTCCAGTTGGATCCTGCGCATTGGATCCATTTCCCTTTCAATCTGCAGCTCAGCGCGGGATTGTTTCAATGCGTTAGCCGAATCAATTAAGGCATCACGCCGACGCTTGGCTTCATCATCTGCCTTCTTTTTCTTACCACTGTCGCCCGTCCGCAAGCCACTCAGATCCGGCGTTGTGCCGGGCGGAGGTGTCGGGATGTTGGGCATCGTGAGCGCCCCCGAGATGCCGGTGCCGATCTTCTTCATGAGATCATCGATCAGCTTGCCAAGACTGACAGCCAACCCCAAACCGACAGCGCCGCCTCCAATCACACCAAGCGCCTTCGCCTGCGCAGGTCCAGGAGTCTGCAGGCCAGTGATCAAACTAAGCACCGCGGCGCGTGCTGTTTGCACTGCAAGTGTTGCCCGCTCGATGCTGAGCATTCCAAGCATCACCACGCGCAGCCCCTTCATTGCGTTGGTAAAGGTTGTGATGTTGGTCGCGATAAAGACGCCAGCAGTCACACCGCCGAGCACCACCATCGTCTTGATCAGACCGGCAGCCACCTGCTGCAATCCTGCTGCGCCGCCGATCGCTTTGTAAAACTCGCCTGCAAGATTGCCGACGAAGGTGATTGCCTGCGTGAGCACACTCACCAACCCACTCATCACCGGGAGGAGTGCTGATCCGATCTGCACGGTGAGCACAGTGGTCTGTGCCTTCATCAGAGCTAGCTGATCATTGAACGCATCAGCCTTGTTGGCGAAGTCGGGACCAATGCCGAGGCCAAAGCGCTGGATCTCCTTGCTGCCGAGGTTCAGGATTGGGATCAGTTCGGCACC